CTATAACACCTTATAGGTCTTTTACTTTTACTATTCCCGTGTTTCCATTTTCTGTAATGGTTTAATGCAATATATGCTTCTTTTTGTGAATACATTGCTTTACCACAGGAACAATACAGTTGTTTACCATCATCCTTCATTTTCGTCTTGCAAAGTTTTCTGCTGTGCTTCCTGAAGATTTTGACTTGCAATTTTATCAATGGTAGAGAGATTAACCGGCATAAAATGCTTATCACCCCAATCTTCTTTTACTCTTGGCAGATTCTCCATATCTAGAATCTGATTCAATGTATAAATACCAGTTTGGAATCCATTTCTTTCTGCTTCGAGCCTAGATTTATAATCTGCTCTTAGCATTGTATCTGTATCAAACTCAACATAGTGATCTTCACGGAATGGATAAGTAAGCAACCTGTTAAAATACTGCTGGATGCGAACTAACCATGGTGTAAGAGTGTGCTGGAGGAAAAATGTATTAGCCTGTTCCTGATTTGCAAACTTAGAATCATCTTTACCTAACATATATAATGGAACTCGATATATCTTAGCGACTTCCTTTTCTGAAAAAGTTCTGTTTTCTGAAAGTTGAGCATCTGAATTAGATGCCATATTTAATGGTTCAGCAGTTAATCCTTTAGATAAAATCATTGGTTTATTCTGATTTTCTTTACCGCCATATGCGGCCATAAGTCGTTCAGATAATTTCTGTGATTCTTCTTTTCCCCAGCGTGTTTCTTCTTTAGGTACAGTAACAAGTAATTTAGAGTGAATTCCACCATCGAAACTATCATTAGTGTATTCATCTAAAGTTAAACCAAGTCTTGCTGCATGATTAGCATATTCCATTGGAGACAAACCTCGAATTGTGTTGTATCTGTATGCAGGAATATGAAGTATATGTTCAATAGAATATTTATATGTTTTATTATCTGCAGCATTTAAGTATTCGTAATATATTTCGCCTTTATCATCAAACTTAATACTCACTCTGTCAGGATCAAGAGGAGTAAGTGCTTTAACAGAATAATCTCTATATCTATCAATAAATAAAAAAGCATTTCCTTTAAGCGTAAGATGTAAACCTACAGTCTGGAAAAATGTAAAAGGTGTATCATAATAATTTGGTGCTGTCTGTAATACATAAGCAAGTGATGGTCTATCATCACGCATTCTACCAACACCAGTTTTTTTATAAACATGACATGACAGTAAGGCAATTGAGTCAGCAATTAAAGATACACAGCTGGCAACTGTTGTGTTTGTTAACTGTTCCTGCCATGACATCGCACGAAATAAATTCTGACTTCCAGCACTTCTTGTCACAACAGGCATTAAACTATCAATGTCTTTAATTCTGCGGATTTCCATCCCGAATAATTTCATAATTTAAACTCCATATAAATAATGTCAGTGAAGTTAATACACAATACCGATGCATTGTGTATTAATCACAAGAGTTTATTCTGCTGTGAATAAGTTGAGTATTTCGTTTGTAGCTGTTTCCACAATTCCTATTGATGCAATAATTGCGACGCAATATTCAGGATTAATATAAGCGATAACTGCAGAAGCAATTGTTCCAAGTCCACCAACAATTCCAGAAATAAGCATTTTTGTTTTTTTATTCATGGTATAACCTCCATAAATAAAGTCATATCAATAAACTGCTTCACTCATATCGGTTAAGTCTTGTCTTATTTCGTCAGCAATAGCAATATCAAGTCGATTATTTGCCATTATAGAAGTAATTACACAGTCAATTCTTTTAGAAGATTTATTTGATTCAGGTTTTACAACTTTAAGATTTCCATTTTCATCTTCTTTAGTTGTCGTACAAGAAACCATCCAAGCCATAACAGGATTATTATCAATAATTTCTCCATCAGATACAGCTTTTTCCCAGTCTTTAGATGGCTCGCTCATTCCTCTAATTGATTGAGCAAAATCAACCATAACAAAATCATCTGATAATGGCTCTACAAGTTTTTCTGCCAAGTTTCTATCATAAGCCATTTCTACTATATCATGTTCCTGTGACCATTTACGAATATCTGAATACATATAATCATAATTAACAGTTTCGCCTGGTGTAGCATTTATATAACCTTCTTTACACCATTGCTCAATTAAATGTGAATCAGTTTTCATTTTAATTGGGATTTGTTCTTTTGGAATATATATAAAATGCTTTGCAACTTTCTTATATTTTTGTTTATCTTCATTTATACAAACCCAAAAATAAAAAGTTGCAACTGTAAAATCACGACGTTTTGACAAGTCAATTCCACCCCAACAACGTAAACCTATTAAAAGTCTCTCTGCAAAACGTTTAACGCAACGTAACCAATGATTATGATCTATCCATACTTCAGCACTATTTACCCAGATATTCATTCTTTTGGTTTTGAATTCAGGCATTTTAGTGGGTTTTTGTTTCGCATCGAGAAGTGCTTCAGCAATTTTTTCTGAAGAAACAGCTCCTGGTAAATCAAGATTAGGATTTGCTTTAATCCAGTTTTGTGGATTTTCTATATCGTCATTTTTATCTAGTTCCCAAATAAAAGCAGCATACTGATCATTTTCAAAACCTTTTAATCCTTCTAGCATTTTTCCACATCTTATATATTCTTCATAACATGGACCGGATAAGTTATATCCCGCTGTTGTAATAATGAAAATAAGTGGTTGCTCTCGCATACCCTGAGAAGATTCTATAACATTAAGCAATTCATCTGTTTTATGAGCATGGTATTCGTCGATTATTCCGCAAGATATATTTAAACCATCTTGTGTGTTACTATCTGCAGACAAAGCCCACATTTTACCATCATTACAAGTAATTGAATGAGCTAATGGATGCATAACTTTGTTTAGAGGTTTTGAATATTCAACAGTTTTTTTTGCATCTTCAAATACAATTTTAGCCTGATCTTTTTTTGTGGCAGCACTAACAACTTCGCTTCCAGGTTCTGTAAGTAAATCATAAAGACCAACACCTGCTGCAGTAAAAGATTTTCCATTTTTTCTTGCAAGTTGCATGTATACTTTTGTAAATCTTCTATATCCAGTATCTTTACGACGCCAACCATATATAACAGCAATAACAAACTGTTGCCATGGCTCTGGATGTAGAAATTGCCCCGCAAGTTTACCTTTTGTATGAACCTGCAAACAGAAAAACATAATTGCTTTTTGTGCTTTTTCATCATCAAAATAATATGGATAAGTCCCTTCTGAACGTTCCTTATCTTTAACATGTCTTTTTACTGCAAGTTTTAATTTTTTGCATGATTTAATTTTACCTGTGAGAATATCATCTATGTATTGATTATAGGTAAAGTCCATAAATATTTATTCCTCATAAATAATTTTTAGACCTTTATATTCTGCATAAAAATGCTCAATTTGAGCCCCTCGTGATTCTTCCCAGCCTTTCATCATGTATATTGCATCACAAATACTTAACATTGCGATGTCAATTTTCATGTATTCTTTCCAGGATAATGAAGCATTAACGAATAGGGGAGTAAGAACTGTATAATCTTTTTCTAGTTCTCTGTATTTGTGAGTAAATTGTTTTTTATAATCTGGATTATTCGAGATAGCCCCGGAAATATATATTTTAGATTTTTCCATTATAGTAACTCCTGATAATTACAGTGCGTAATATCTGTTCTAAATAATTCTTTAAATGAAAATTTTTCTTCCAAAATTGATTTTCTCACATGATGCACCCATGGAAATGGAATACACCAAGTTACAAAATCGTTTATACGAACAAATTGATGACATAAAAGAATTGATTTCAAAAAATGTTTTTTTGTAAAATAGAAATAACAGATTTTTGGTGCTCCATAAGTAACAACAATTGCTTTTTTTCCTGTACGAAAATTAAAATCTTCTGCAGCCAGTAAGCTCATTGCTCCACCATAACTCCATCCACCTATTATTAATTGACAATCTGGATTTTCTTCACATATTGGAAGTAATTCATTCATAATCTGATCATTTGCACTTTTCCATGCTTTTACATAACCACGATGTACTAGCATTAAACTTTTCTGGCGTTTATATACAGTCGAAGGAAAATCTAAATTAACTTTCCAATCAAATTTAGAAATAGTTTCTTCAAAACACAATAATATAATTCTGCTTTCAGTATCAATTTGAATATGATACTGAACATCATCACCTGCAGTTTTATAATCATTTTTATGTTTTAAATAAGTGTAAAATTCAGAATAAGTCATTCTCAACATAACTAACCATTCCCCATTAAAGCTTTTAATAAATCAGAACCATCTTCGTCTTTCTTAATATTATTTCTAACTTTTGATGCCTCAACCGGAGTCATTCCATATTTATACAGAACTTTTTCATAGTCGTGCATCCATTTTCTGTATTCAGCAGTCAAATCTTTTTCGTGAAATTGTAGAGATTTGTAATACTCTGAAATGTTGTCATATTTCTCTAATTTTTCACGAAGTTCCATTGCTCTCTGATAGCAATAAAAAGCATGTTCAAGTTCTGGAGCATCAACAATTGTTACAAGTCCATTTTCGCACAATGCTCCAACTTGTTGTTTCCAGAGTTCTTTTACCCGTTTGTTCTTAATAGTTGAAGGGCAGGTAAGTCCTTCAATCTTAACGAGGGTTGTCCCCCTGTCTGCATGTCTGCAGGGTTGATAAGTTCCATCTCGTTTATGT